GGCTCGGGGACCACCTGTATCGCAGCGAAACAACTCAGGCGAAGATACATAGGAATAGAGATCGACCCCGAGACTCACAGAATAGCAGTCAAAAGAGTAGCATCATACTCAGTCAATCTCGACGAATGGGCGAAAAAGAATTGACCGAGACTCTCAATCACCGTCTCCTAAAACTACTCGGCGTCAAATACCTAAACAAAGTAGGCTGCCGACTCGTCACAACAGAGGTTTGGATAATCGGAGATTGGAGCATAGAAGACCAACTAACAAAAGACACCGACAACAAACGAGTAATAGACGTAGTCGGCCTCCTCGAATACGACCCCACAATACACCCCGCAGACTGCTACATCAAAATAAGACGTCGCCCTACCTTTCAACAGACGAGGCAATCTCTACAGGCATACCTAACCTTCAGAATCACAGATAGACAACACGGCGCATACATGGACATAGTAAGAGACCAAATAACACAGCTAACCAACCTCAAAAACGATTAGCACACAAGTACCCGTAATGTCCCAACACTCCGAAACAGTCAAATAGTCAAACAAACCTAAATAAACCAAATCGCCAACCACTGCCACAAGGACGGATGAAAGATGGACGCTTTACTCTATAAGAGAAGGATGGAGATGCTTAGGCTCGTCTACATGGGTGAGAACCCGACGAGTGTCATGGATTCTTTAGCGTCTGTTGATGGTGGTTCGGGTCAACGTGTCGTGGACTCGAAGCTGAGAAATGCTCTTCGCAGTGATTGGGGGAAGAGAGTTAATTGGATTCCTGAGATCGTTCGGGCTTCGAGTCGTGACGTGGCGACGTTTCAAGCGGAGCTGCTCGGTGTGGCGCGGGAGGTACGTAAGAGGGCTTTTGACATGGCTATCGACAAGGTGAATGTTCGACCTAGAGAGCGTGTCATGGCGCTGTCTACGATTTTGAATTCTGCGAAGTTGGAGATGGATATATTGAAGTATGTGACGCCTACGCCTGAGTCGGTGACGACGACTGTAGAGACCGCCGAGGATAGGCGTGAGGCCTTGAGCCTGATCCTACGCGGTCTCGAGGGCGCAGACCCGCAACTCGCCTTCAACGTGGCGAAGGTGCTCTCGGATTGCGACTTGGCTTCCCTGCCGAAACTCGCAGACATGAAATGAGGTGAGAAAGAACGAGTCAAAAGGTTAGCAAGAAAACGATAAAGCCTGTATGTCCTAAATGTGGTGCTGATTTAAACGATAATAAAACCAATCTAATTATTCCTTTAGTCTCTGAATTCAGAGATGAAATAAAGCATAAAATCTCAAACTCAATTTGGTTAAGGACACAGTGTAACAAGTGTGATTATGGATCGATGTTTTCACTTAGTAAAGAACAGGCTCTTGAATATATCAAGAAAATATTTAATTTAGAGGCGTAGTCTATTGAGCGCCCGTCCTCAACTTGACTATTCGACGGTCATAGAGGACGAGGCGCTTCGACTTCTCGCCCGTAGGGATTTCAAGGTATTCTGCGAATACGCCTGGAGAGACAACCCGCGAAACGTAACACCCATGACCGACGCGCAGTACATAGACTACGTACTCAAGAAGACTGGTGTTTACAACCCCGACCTACGATTCTTCCATAATGAGATAGCCGACATTCTTCAGTCGAACATGCCCCGCGTACACATAGAGGCACCACGAGAGCACGCGAAGACGACGCTAGTCTCAGTCAAGTATCCGCTCTTCGAGCTCGGTAGGAACCCCAACATGCGTATCCTCATCTGTAGTCGAACCGCCATGCTCGCACAAAACGTACTCAGGGAGTGCAAACAGAACATAGAGATGAATGACAAGCTGAAAGCCGTCTTCCCACGTCTCCAACAAAGTCTCCCCTGGAGCGAAAAGGGATTCATCGTCAAGCGCCCATTAATCGACAAAGCCCTAAGCATGCGGGGAGTAGGCCTACACGGTTCGCTTACAGGCGACCGAGCGGATATGATCCTGCTCGACGACCCGTTCGACGAGAACGAGACTAGGAGCACCACTCAGCGAGAGAAGATAGTCGAATTCATCGAGAAGATCGTCATACCCCTGCTCTCTCCGACAGGGAAGATGGTAGCAATAGGCACACGATGGCACTACGCCGACTATTGGGGAAACCTCCTCGAAAAGAGATTAGAGAAAGGCGGGATGTACTATGTCAAGGTCTATCAGGCAATTAACCATATAGACCCACAGGACGATAACAGCCCCACTTATGAATTATGGCCTAAAGTATGGGATGACGTAGCCCTACAGAGAAGACACGCCGAAATCGGTACTATCCGCTTTAACTGTCTATATCAAAACGATCCCCGAGGCATGGAAGGGCTCACACTCAAAGACAAGTGGCTACACTATTACAGGCCGGACGACATAATCAAGTTTCCACAACTCCAAATCTTTATTGGCGTCGATCCGGCGATCTCAGAGAACCCTGAGAGCGATAACACAGCACTTGTCGCAGTAGCCTTCATACCCGATTATAGGGAAATATGGTTACTCGATGTATTCGCCGATCACCTTGACTTCCCCGCACAGATAGCGAAGATCAGAGAATGGAGCCTGAGAACAAATTGGCCCGGCCTACCTGACAAATGGCAGAGACGACCACTGAAGATCGGCATCGAGAGTGTAGCGTATCAGAAAGTCTTACATCGAACGACCTACCTCATGGGGATGCCCGTCGTCGAAGTCAAGGTCACACACTCAAAAGAGGATAGAATGATTAGTCTATCCCCTCACTTCGAAAACGGTCGAATCAAACTACCCGACCCGGCTTACGTGCATACTCCCTGGTTGCCCGACTTCCTCTCAGAGTACCGAGAATTCCCTAGAGGCAGACGAGAAGACAGACTCGACGGCCTCGACATAGCTTTCAGTCTCGTGGACCTGACCCCACCGGCAGCTTTCGCATTTGGACCACCATAAAGAATTAAAGCAGTGTGAAACAAGGGATAGTAGATGAGTCATGAGCGAGAAAAGACGTCGTCTCCTTGACAGGATCACCAACAGAGACACAGTCGAGCAGCTTAAAATAACCATGAAACAGGCGACGGACACAATTAAAGTCATACAACCTCAACTCGAAACCACTAGGGTTCAACTCGAAACCGTAACACAAAACGCAGCACAAACCGAGCAACGATTGAAAGCTGATCTAAGCCTGTCTCTATTCAGAGCATTTGCACAGGACACATACGCAGACGGTTCCGCCATGCGAATACCCTTCACTAACCCGTCACAGGGAGGTTCATTCGGCGAAGTCATAACCGACGCCTCAAGACTGTTCGCCTCGCAGAGAGAACCCGTAATCAAGTGGCTCGTTAACTGGATAGCCTCAGACATATTCGACAACTGGTTTAAGGTCAAGTTGGCGGATGAGAAGGCGACCGAGGACGAAAATAATGAACTCGACCGTAAAGTACAAGCAGCTCTAATCAAACTCGACGCGAAGAGACAGTTAACACGACTTACAATCTTTGAGAGGCGATATGGATGGTCTATCTTACTGCTCGCCTACACCGACACGACCTCAAAAGACGTTTGGAGAAAACCACTCAAGAACGGCGGGGAAATCAAACAGATCACTCCATATTCAAAGACACAGGTAACAGTACAGAAAGTCGTCGAAAACCCAAAAGACCTCAGACTCGGCCTACCTGAAATCTACACCATAAACAGGGGAGCTATAACACTAAACACCGAGGTACATTACACGAGACTGATCCACGACGCCCCTAGACTCGACGAGCACCCATACGAGGGAGTATCCATCATAGACGCCGTCTACGACGACGCCACAGGCTACCGAAACATCAGGTGGAGCGAATACCAGGCCATGTACCGTTATGGTACAGGCTTCCCGCACATAACGATACCCAACGCCACAAGAGAGCAGATTCAACAGTGGATCGCCGCAGGGTACTTCAAAGACCTATTCACGCGAAGTTACTTCGTCTCAGCGACCGGCGAAGACATACAGTTCAAAGGCGTACAGAGCGTCACTCTGAACCCCGAGCCGTATAACAAGATCGCGCTCGACAACCTCGCCATAGGCTCACGCATACCTCAAGACGTACTCAAAGGCGTATCTGCCGGTGCCGTCACGGGCTCGGAGGTAAATGAACGCGCCTATCATAAGTTACTCTCAGCCGAGGAGAGCGACATAGAATTCGTCCCGAGAGACCTAATCGACCGCCTCATGGACTCGGGGCAAATAGAGCATGACAGAGAGGCAAAACCATATAAGATCGTCTGGAATAGTGGCTTTGAAATCAACGAGAAGGATGAGGCACAGATAGAACTATGGGTGGCTCAGACGCGAACCATGCTACTTAATTACAAGACCGTCAACGAAGTTCGCCTAATGGAAGGTCTCGAAGAGATCGATGGCGGAGACGTAGTCTTAGGTCTACTCAGGGCGACCATGCCAGCGATTCAGACTCAGGTCCAGGCTCAAACTCAGACTAAACAGCCTACAGGGACCACGACCGGAGACGTAAAAGTCGAGGCGCCGAGAAAACAGGAAAACCTACTCGAAGAGGATCTCGACCTTCTCTATGCCTACCTCAAAACCGTCAAGGTCAAGAAAGACGAGGCGCTCGGCCTCGCAAAGAACATCATAATTCGACACGTCGATGCAGTCGAACAGCTCTCCCTAATCAGACTCTCAACGATCACAGGCAAAGCGTTAACTGAATCGTCACCCGAGGCTAAAACTTTAAAACTAGAGCAGATAGAGTCTTACATGAAATACGCCGAGAGCGTGATCGGAGACATAGTTAAGGATTGATGAGATGGGCGAAGTACCGTTTTGGCTGACC